CGTAATTAAGTTTCAAATATCAGATAACTTAAAGATATATACTTTTGAAATAGATAAAACAAAAATAGAATTTACAGAATATGAAGCATCTAAAAAAGTTATGGAATTATACACACAACATTCTAAAAGATTTAGTAAATGAAAGATAGTATAGTAGAATCAGTAATAGAGCAATTTAAACAACGTTCTAACGTAGGAATTAATAAATACGGTACTACATTAGATAGAACAGATTTAACACGTTTAGAATGGCTAAATCACGCACAACAAGAAGCAATGGATATGATATTATATTTAGAAAAATTAAAGCAATATGACAAGAAGTAAACAATCAGCATTACAAAGAATCCAACGTATAATGAAATTCAATTATAATAGAGGATTAAACTCCGAAAGGGTTAATGAAATATATAGAAAAATTATTAATTTAAAATTAAGCAATCAGAAATGATTGTTTTTTTTTAGTTAATTTTTAGTTAAAATGTTTTTTATAAACAAATAATGTTTACATTTGCGTATAACAATTTAAAAAACAAACAAAATGGACAAACTACAAATTTTATTTAAATTAGAAACCTGTATAGAGGTTATGAAAACAACTGAAAACGTTTATGTACGTAAACAATTAGAATTAATTGCTGAAGCATTAGTGAAAGATTGGAATGAATCAGATGCTTATGCTCAACAGATTAGAGAAATATTAAATTATGATGAAACAATGAACAATTTAGATAATATAAGAATATGACACCAAAAGAAAAAGCAAGAGAGTTAGTTGATAAAATGTATCAACATCAATGGAGAAAAGATACTATTGAATTTAGAAATGCCAAACAATGTGCATTAATAGCGGTTGAAGAAGTATTATTTATATTACCATACACTTGTAATTGCGAAGACATTGAAAGCAGCACTTGGTTTTACGAATCAGTTAAACAAGAAATAGAAAAATTATGAATGAAGCTGCATACTTTACAATACAATCTAAAGTACAGGTATTAGATAGAGAATTGTTTAAATACCTCGGTGAACTAATGTCAGGACAAAGTTTAACATCTGATGAACATTTAAAGATAATGATTGATAGTACGGAAAGAGAATTAGCAACATACGATTACATACTAAAACTAATAATAAACAATGGAAACAAAAATTAAAACATTCGACAATAAGATTTGGGATAAGCAAGAACTAATAGACAATATGTATGATGATACATTCTATTATGGTTATTTAGGTAAACAGGCTTTAAGTAGTTCAAGTCTTAAAATGGTGTTATCAAGTCCTAAAACGTATAAATACGTGACAAAGTACGGACAAAGTGAAACACAACCTTTAAGAGATGGTAAACTATTCCATACAATGATTTTAGAGCCACACAAGATAGATGAATTAACTATTGTAGATGTAGCAACAAAAGCAGGAAAAGCATACAAAGAAGCAAAAGCAGAAGGTAAAGAAGTTTACACTACAAATGAGATTAAAGCAGCAGAAAGATTAGCTGATGCAATATTAAGAAACGATGAAGCAGTACACTATATGTCTAAAGCACAATTTGAGATTCCTGAAATAGCTATGATTAATGGAATACCATTTAGAGCTAAAGCAGATATATTAAAAGACAATATGATTGTAGATTTAAAAACTACTACAGGATTAAATGAATTTAGATATTCAGCAGATAAATACAGTTATGATTTACAAGCATATCTTTACAGGGAAATGTTTGGTGTAGATGAATTTGTATTTGTATGCATTGACAAAGGAAGTTTAGATATTGGTATATTTGAATGTTCAGATGAATTTTATGAGAAAGGAAAACGTAAACTTGAACAAGGAATAGATAATTACAAATACTTCTTTGGAGAAGATAGCGATGTAGATTTAAATCAATATGTATTAAGAGGAGTATTATGACACCAAAAGAAAAAGCAAATTTACTTGTAACAAATTTTATAAAACATAGTAGAGCAGAAAAAGATATTAAACCAATTCAATCAGCTAAACAATGTGCATTAATAGCAGTTGATGAGATATTAGATAATTGCGAAAATATTTTTGAAGCAGAATATTGGAAAGAAGTTAAACAAGAAATAGAAAAGCTATGAAAGTAACAGATAAAATAACAATAACAAACGAAGATAATATGTTATTGATGGCAAGATATCCTGATAATTATTTTGATTTGGCTATTGTTGACCCACCTTATGGAATAGGGATAGATGGTCAAAAAGAAAGTATTAAAAAAGGTAGTCAGATAAGAAAGAAACACGTTTTTAAAAATTGGGATAATTCTATACCACAAGAAAATTATTTTAATGAATTAAAAAGAGTATCTAAAGACCAAATTATTTGGGGTGGGAATTACTTTACTGAATATTTAAAACCAACAAAAGGATGGATTTTTTGGTATAAAGGACAACAGGATTTGACAATGAGTGATGGAGAAATGGCTTGGACTTCTATAAAAACAGTTACAAGAATGGTAAATATACATAGAACTCATTTATGGCAAGAAAAACCAAACCATCCAACCCAAAAACCATCTAAACTTTATAAATGGATTTTAGATAAATACGCTAAAGAAGGAGACAAAATATTAGATACACATTTAGGTTCAGGTTCAATAGCAATAGCTTGTCACGATTATAAATATGAATTAACAGCTTGTGAACTTGATAAGGAATATTACGATAAAGCAATACAAAGAATAACAAACCATACCAATCAACAAAAACTATTTTAAATGGAAATAACAGAAAGATTAAAAGAAATAATATTAAAAGAAACTGATATAGATGTTTCTAAAAATAGTAGAAAGCATAATATAATAGAAGCAAGAGCATTATATTTTTATTTGGTAAAACATTTTAAACCTAAAATGACATTACAAGAAATAGCTGAATCAGTTAATAAGAATCACGCAACAGTAATTCATTCTTTAAATAACTATGAAATGTATGAAAAGTTTAATAGAGATTTAAGAAGTTTAAGAAACATAATAACAAATGAAATAGATGAAGAAAACATTTTAAACACAGAAGATAATGAAGAATTAAGATTAGAACTTAAAAAGAAGAACTTAAGAGTATCTGAATTAGAAATACAATTACAAGAAAGTAATTTAAGAATAAATAAACTTGAAAAAGCAGGATACGAATACAAAATAATAGAACAGTTAAACAACCTTTTAAATCAAACAAAAGATACAGAACATCACAATGTAATGATACTACGTTTAGAAGCTATCTACGATATGAATATGAAAGTAATAGAACATAATAAAAACAATTAAGATGAAAAAATACAAAGTAATTGAATTAATGACTTTAGCATTTGAAGCAGGATTTAAACAAGCAGAAATAGTTGAAGCAGGATTAGAAGGAAAAGAAACAGATATATTAGTAAATTGGATTTATATTAAACACGTAAATAATAAATAAGATGCCAGATATAACAATGTGTTCAGGAAACAACTGTGAATTAGCTGCTATATGTTATAGATATAAAGCAGAACCAAGTAAGTTTAGACAATCATACTTTTGTAAACCTCCAAATGAAGGATTAAAATGTGAATACTTTTGGGAATATAAACCAGATGAAGAATGAAATATATATTAGTATTAATGGCTTACGAGTTTATAAGGTCAAAATTGATTTGGCTATGGTATTATTTAATTAAAAAAGGACAAGAAGAATGAAAGATTCAATTAAAAAGAATTTCTATTGTGGTGATGAAGTTGATTATGACGATAAATGTTTAGAACAATGTGAAAACTGTAATAATGCTAATGGTGTTGATTATGGGTATATTGAAGCTGTAATAAATTACAAAAAATTATATGAAGGAGAACCACTTACTCAAGATGTGCCAATTGATGCTTTTAAAAAAGGTGCTAAATGGCAACAAGAGAAGCTATGTAGCTCAGAAGTAATACAAAGAATAAGAGCAAGTAAATCTGATGCAGAAGCAAGACGTATAATCAAGACAATTTAGAATGAAACCAATACATAAATTAAATGGAGGAATAGGTGCTACACTATGTCAACTATGTAGTATAATAATAACTACAGGATTATCTCAAGACTTATATTGTGATAAATGTTTATCTGAAAGAGTTAAAATTGATTCTGAATTTAAACAGATAAAAGAAAGAGCAAATAATTTAATGAGATTGAAAAATGGATTTAAAGATAAACAATAAACAAAAATGTTTATTTTTAATTTAATAATAATTTTATTTAATTATGGAAGATAAAAGAAAATTCAATGGAGGACATACAACTGCAGGTCGTAAATCAAAAGCAGATGAAGTAAAGTTACTTGAAAAACTTGGAGCATTAGAACCATTAGCATTTATGGCATTAGAAAAAGGATTAGAGAATGGTGACTTTAAATTCACACAATTATTCTATAACTACTATGCTGGTAAACCAAGAGAAACAAAAGACATTACAGTAACAAATGAGCAACCTATCTTTAACATCAATTTTGATGACATTTAAGACACTATTATATGGAGTTTGTATTAACTACTGCAATAAGAAAGTTATCACGTTTAAAGCAACGTATTAAAGTTATTAGAGGAGGTACTTCAGCTGGTAAAACATTTGGAATACTTCCTTTATTAATTGATAAAGCAATAAAAGAACCAATGCTTGAAATAAGTGTAGTATCTGAATCAATACCGCATTTGCGTAGAGGTGCTTTAAAAGACTTCTTAAAGATTATAATGGCATTAGGTAGGTATAATGATGACCAATTTAATAAGTCTACTTTAAAATACACATTTGCTAATGGTAGTTATATTGAATTCTTTTCTGTAGACCAACCTGATAAACTTAGAGGTGCAAGAAGAAACATATTATATGTTAACGAATGTAACAATATAGATTTTGAAAGCTATTACCAAATGGCAATTAGAACATCTGGTGATATATGGTTAGATTATAATCCAGCTTCTACATTTTGGGTAGACAAAGAAATACTAACACAAGATAATGTAGACTTTATTACATTAACGTATTTAGACAATGAAGCATTAAGTGAAACTATTATAAAAGAAATAGAATCAGCCAAAGTAAAAGCATTAACATCTACATACTGGGCTAATTGGTGGCAAGTATATGGACTTGGACAAACAGGTAGTTTAGAAGGTGTATGTGTTACAGATTGGAATGAAATAGATTTACCAACTGATGCAAGGATATTATGTTATGGAATGGATTTTGGTTATTCAAATGACCCTACTTCTTTAGTTGCTATGTATAAATACAATGATGCTTATATATTTGATGAGGTAATTTATAAAAAAGGATTATTGAATAGTGAAATATCAAATCTATTAAAAGCAAATGAAGTAAATGATATTGTATATGCTGATAGTGCTGAACCTAAATCAATAGCTGAATTGAATAGTTACGGACATAATGTGTTACCTGTATCAAAAGGAAAAGATAGTATCTTATTTGGCTTGAATTTAATCAATCAAAACAAAATATATATCACATCAAGAAGTAAGAATCTAATAAACGAATTAAGAAACTATATCTGGATGGTAGATAAGACAGGAGTAAAAATGAATAAACCAATAGATGCTTATAATCACGCTATAGATGCTATGCGATATGCAGCAACATCACATTTAGAAAATCCTAACAAAGGAAGTTATTTTATATACTAATGACATACGGAGAAATAATTTCAACAATACAATGTTATATACATCACATAAAGAATATAGAAGTGGTTATTAATTTACCACGTAATATAGGTGAAATTAGAAAGATGCAAGAGATGTATAAAATAGCAAGTGCTTACCTTTTGCAGTAGGATAACACTTAAAATTAGGGTTTATCTTTACATCAAAGGTAATATATAAAATGTTTTATATTCTATACATAAATAAAAGATTTGTATAAAATATGATACATTAGTAAAATATAAATTACAAAAAGCATTGTATTTGTAAAATGTATTTAATCTTATAAATGTTAAAGTTTTGTTAAAATTTGTATTTATAGTTTTGAATGTTAATAATTAATATATATTTGTACTCAGATAACAACAAATAAAAAAACAAATATTATGACAACTTTAAGAAACGAAATTTTATCAGTAAAAGAATTAACTAAAAGATTTGTAGTTGCTGAACACAAATTAATACAATGTTCAACTTTTTCAAAAAATACAATTGAAAAAACATTAATTAAAAAAAGAGGTTTTTCAAAAGTAATAGGAATGAAATTACAAGATTTAAAAAACCCAAGATTTGATGCTAAAAGAGTTGGAGAAGTAAATCCAATATCAGGATGTAAATATGAAGAAACAGAATACATAACAGAAACTACTTGGTTATTCGAGTAGTTTCTAAACTTAAAAATCCCACAGTATTCGTACAGGGTTGACAACTTGGAAAGACAAGTATTTTTTAATCTTAAAACAAAAACTATGAAACAATACAAAGTTAAAGGTTGGTACAGATATGCTGACAACGAGAAAGATTATGAGTATGCTAAAATAATAGCAGCAAACGAACAAATGGTTATTACATTATTCAAAGATCTGTTTAAACAAAACTTCTTTGCAATAGATATAAAAGAAATTAGTTAGTGGATTAATTAATAGTTGATTAAAGTACCAGTAGAGCTTCCCGTAAGAACAGCCTTCTGGTCTTTTTTTTGTTTACTTATTTTTAATGTTCATTATTCGTGAACGTTAATTATTTGTGAACTTTTTTTTGTTTAATACAATTTACACATTATTTTATTATTATAAAAAACAAATCAAATGAAGTTAGAAATAACAATACCAACTAAATTAAGTGAAATTAAACTTTCACAATATCAGGCCTTTTTAAAGATAGCTAAAGACAATGAAGATACAGAATTTCTGCATCAAAAGATGGTTCAGATATTTTGCGGAATAGATTTAAAAGAAGTTGCTTCAATTAAATATAAAGATGTAAATGATATAACTACATCTATTGGAAATATGTTTAACCAGAATCATTCTTTTATACCTACATTTAAAATGGGTGGTACTGAATTTGGTTTTATTCCTAATTTAGAAGATATGACATTTGGAGAGTATACAGATTTAGACACGTATATAACCGATTGGGACGAGATACATAAAGCAATGGCAGTATTGTATAGGCCAATTAAAAAGAAGGGCTTAAATAGCACATATGAGATTGAAGATTATAATGGAACTATAACCTACGCTGAAGTAATGAAGTTTGCACCATTAGATGTTTGTTTAGGTGCAACGGTTTTTTTTTATCGTTTAGGCAACGAATTATTGAAAGCTACGATTCATTATTTGGAGAAGGACACGGAGGTACAGAATATTCTGCAACAGCAAACTTCGGACAAAAATGGGGATGGTATAGTTCAATCTATGCTCTTGCTCAAGGAGACCTTAACAGATTTGACGCAGTTACAAGATTACCAATTAATCAATGTTTAACATATTTAACATTTGAAAAAGAAAAGAATAAAATAGAAGCTGATTTAATTAAAAGACAGAATAGATGACATCACATTATTACGAAATAACACAAGCAATTAAGAACCAATTAAAGGAAGATTTATTTGTAAACACAGTTACTATAGGAGACATATTTAAAGTTGATTTAAACAAGCTTACAATCTTTCCTTTGAGCCATATTATAATTAATTCAGCAACGTATTTAGGTTCAACTTGGAATTACAATGTATCTATATTATGTATGGACATAGTTGATGAAAGTAAATCATTAACAACAGATATATTTTTAGGTAATGACAATGAGCAAGATGTTTTAAATACACAGTTAATGGTAGTTAATAGATTCTTGGAGGTTTTAAGAATGGGTAAATTTGGAGATGATTATGAATTGATAGGTACACCATCTTGTGAATTTTTTACAGAAAGATTTGAAAATAAAATGGCAGGAGTAACTGTTACTTTTGATATGGTAATACAAAACCAAATGAGCAAATGTTAGAAACGGAAGCAGTTATAAAAAGATTTCGTGATTATGTTATTCAACAGTCAAGAAGTAATTTAAGTAAATCAAAACACAATAATACTAAATCATTATATAATAGTATTAAAGGTGAAATTGTAACTGAAAATGGTTTTACTATTGTTGGTTTTTCAATGGATGATTATGGAATGTTTGTTGACAAAGGTGTTAAAGGTGCAGACCCATCACAAGTATCTAAAAATGCAAAGATAAAAGGACAACAAGCACCAAATAGTCCTTACAGTTTTAAAACTAAAAGACCTCCATCAAAACATTTAGAATTATGGGCAAAGCAAAAGAACTTTAGATTAAGAGATAAAAAAGGAAAGTTTGCAGAAGGTAGTTATAAAACAATAGGAATTATTTTAGCTAAAAACATTTGGGCAAGAGGAATTAAACCTTCTTTATTTTTCACTAAACCATTTGAAGCAGGATATAAAAAATATATAGATGTAGATTTATTAAAAGCATTTGGACAAGATGTTGAAACAATGGTAGATTATAATTTAAAAGATATAAAATGAAAGTAGTAAAAGTTAGAAGTCCTTTTATAATTACAGTTGCCGAAGCTGAGCAAATAGGAAGTAAGATAGAATTCTCTATTTGGAATGGTACTGAATATCCAACATCAGGTACAGGATTTTATTCATTGTCAAAAGCAATTCCAAGTGCATCACAAATAAGTACACATTATAATATTTCAAATTATATAAAAGAATTTATAAATAATATTAAACCTAATAATATTGATTCTACATTTGTTCCTGTACCTGAAAGTTCTAATGAATGGGTAATATTTGCAGTTATAAGATATAAATTAGTTGGAGATACTTATATACAAGTTGGCACTACAACTGAATACGTAGGTGTAAATGGATTTAGTAATTATTCAGATGGTTATCAAGTTGCTACTGATAGTGTATTAACATTATTAGCAAATCCAAGTATTAATAATTATTATTGGAAAAGTACATATGCTGATGGTAAAATAGAATATTTAAACTTATTAATTGATAAAGCTACTACAACTACTACAACTGTTGTAGCTAAATATGAAAGAATAGATGGAACTGCTTATTCAGTTAGTCAAAATATAATGGCAGGAGTATCAGGAATTGCTAATTATAGAATACCTATTACAAGAATTGTAAATGATGCTGATTTTGTTAACGGATGTAAAGTTACATTAACATTAACACCTGTAACAGGAAGTCCTACGGTTTATATATTTTATACTTATCCAATTGAAGAATGTAAATATACAACTGTTAGATGTTCGTTTATTAATCGTTATGGAGGTTGGAAAGACATAATATTCTTTAAGCAACAAACTAATACCATTGCAGTAAAAGGTACAGATTATAAATTAACTCAAGATACAATAAATTATAATACTTCAATAGGTCAATTTAAAACATTTAATACAAACGGTAAGCAAACAGTTAAATTAAATACTGGTTTTGTAGATGAGAATTATTCTGAATTGATAACAGATTTATTATTATCTGAAACTGTTTTATTAGATGATAAACCTGTAACTGTAAAAACACAAGGAAGCGATTTAAAGACAAGTTTAAAAGATAGATTGATAAACTATGAAATGGATTTTGAATACGCTTATAACCTTATAAATGATGTAGCATAATGTTAGCAGTAGCCATATACATAAAAGATGTTGATACTTTAGAATATAATCGAATTGATTTATTTGATGACGAAAAAATATCTGTAACAAGTTCTATACAAAACATCAACGATATTAGTAAAACCTTTACAGATTTCAGTCAGACATTTACAGTACCAGCATCAAAACAAAACAATAAAATATTCAGACATTGGTACGACAACTCAAATGATGCTCCATTCAGTACATTAGTTAAGTCAGATGCTTATATTGAAATAGACACCATTACTTTTAGAAAAGGTAAAATACAATTAGAAAGTGCAAATTTAGAAGATGGAAAAGCTAAAGATTACTCTATTACTTTTATTGGTTTGTTAGGCAACTTAAAAGACACGTTTGCGGGTTTATATTTAAAAGATTTAACAAGCACTACTTATGATTTTGAATATACTCCTGCAGCTGTAGGTGCTTTAGTTATACAAAATGCAGTAAGTGACAATGTAATGTTTCCTTTAATATCTTCTAAAAGGAATTGGATTTTGGGAAGTGACACTGGTTCAACAGATGACATAAATAATCCTGATTATCCAATTAGATACAATGAGTTGTTTCCAGCCTTAAGATTGAGAGCAGTTTTAAATATGATAGAGGAACGCTTCGGAATTAACTTTGATGGAACAACTGCAGAGCCGAGCACATTTTTAACTGACCCAAGATTTTTAAATGCTTATTTATGGTTAAAGAATAGAGAAGAGTTTAATTTTAAATCAGAACCGACTTTAATAACTTATGATAATATATCTAATGACCAACTATTTTTAATAGATTTTGATTTAGCAAATGATACTTTTAGATTTGCTAGTGGTACCACTCGATACAAAGCAGAAATATACATAGTTCCAACAGTGGCAAATATAGTATATACACTTACATTGTTAAAAAATGATGAAATTTTTATTACTGTAAATGCAACTTCAATAGCTGGTTCACAATATTATTTATTTCTTAATGATTATCAAAATGCAAATTCATCTGATGTTTATAAATTTGTAATTTCAAGCGAGGCAAGTATGACATTTGGTTCTACTTTATTATTAAGCAATAGAATTTTTTTAACGTACACAACAGAAACAATAACTAAAAATACAAATCAAACAATAACAGTAGGTAATTTATTAATTCGTTCATATTTCCCAGAAATTAAAATAGAAGATTTCTTTAGTGGTATATTAAAAATGTTCAATTTGACTTGTTTTTCAGAAGACGGAATAAATTATACACTTGAACAGTTAGAAGATTATTATTTAGATGGTTCAGATATAGATATTACTAAATACGTTATTCAAGATAAAAAAAGTTTAAACAGAGTAAAGACTTATAAAAAAATAAACTTTGATTATGAGAAAAGTGAGTCAATTATAAATGTAGGTTTTGAATCAAATGCTGGAATTCCTTATGGGTCTTTACATTATTCAAATACACCTCCAGCAGAAGGAGAGGAATACTCAATAAAGTTACCGTTTGAAAATTTAAACTTTCAAAATTTATCTGGATTATTACAAGTTGGTTATGCTTTAAAAACAGACCTTTCAAGTTACATTCCAAAGCCAATAATTTTATACGATTATAACCCAACAAACGTAACTACTATTCCACCGTTTCACTGGTCTAATTCATTGACAGGAGATGGAGCACCATATACAACCTACAAGGCATTCGGACAAGAAACTTTGATTAGCGGAGAAACATACGGATTAAATTTTAATCAACAACAAAGTACATTAACAAATGAAATAGTAAACAATAGTTTATATAATCAATATTATTCTGCATACTTTAATAACATATACAATTTTAAAGCAAGATTAGTAAAAGTAAGTGCAATACTACCAACAAGTATATTAACTACGCTTAAATTAAACGATAATGTTATTATAAGAGACGCAAAGTATTTGATTAATACGTTTACAACAGATTTAACAACTGGATTAGTACAATTTGAATTATTAACAGACCAAAGATTATGATAAAGCACATTTTAGATTTATTAGCATTAGATGAATTTTACGGACAAAGTGAATTAATTGAAATAGCTAAAGGAAAGTACCAAAGACCAACAACATTAAAACAAGGATTTAACCAAATCAAAAGAGAAATAAAATGGCTGAAAAGAAAACAATAGAGTTAGAAATAAAATCAAATTTAGATTCTGCTCAACAATCAGTATCTGGTTTAAGAACTCAATTAAGAAATGCACAGGCAGAAGTAGCTATTTTATCTGATAAGTTTGGAGCAACATCTAAAGAAGCAGTAAACGCTGCTAAAAAAGCTGCTGAATTAAGAGATAGAATTGGAGATGCAAAAGCATTAACAGAAGCCTTTAATCCTGACGCTAAATTTAAAGCATTAAGTGGTTCGTTAGCTGGTGTTGCAGGTGGATTTAGTGCGGTTACAGGAATAATGGGTGCATTAGGCACTGAAAGTAAAAATGTAGAAGCTGCTATTTTAAAAGTTCAGTCAGCAATGGCTGTTGCAAGTGGATTACAAACATTAGGAGAAAGTATAGATAGTTTTAGACAATTAGGTGCAGTTATAAAAAATGCAACAATAATACAAGGTATTTATAATTATATACAAACAGGTTCTGTAACTGCAATTACTGCAAGTACAGTAGCAACAACTGCACAAACAACTGCAATTACCGCAAGTACAGTAGCAACAACCGCTTCAAGTGCAGCGTTAAGAGTTTTTAGATTA